TGACTTAAGCTTTAAGTGCCTTGCTATGTGGGCGAACCGTTCGCAACTCTTTATGACTTTGCCATTGAGCATAAGGTTGAAGCCGAACTTGCTTTCCCATACCTCGACAGAATCGCCGTTTGATGCCTCGAAGTCGACAGAATTGCCTTGATTGATTTGATTTACTATGTCTTGAATTTTCATGGTTTGTTTATTGGTTGTGTGGTTGATTTGTTGGGTTGCGCCCCTTTCGGGGCTGTGGCGGTTTGCTATTGATTAGAATTGGTTTTCGATAGTCCAGAGGCAGTCAGCTTTCGTGTTGAGATTCATTAAGTGATTGTCCTCGAATCCGCAGGTCTCTTCGAAGCTGCTGGCTTGGTGAAGTTGGAAGACTCCATCGCAGCTCTGAATAAAGTAAGTGGAGGACTCTGTCTCAACCTTGTAGCCTAGGACTTTCTTATAGAAGCCTCCCTTTGTGTATTTTGGGTTGAGCTCTTGGGTTACTTTTTTGATGTTCATATTGTGTGTGTTATTTGTGTGGTTGATTTGTTGTTGATGTTTTGAATGCAATCAGAGGTTGTGGCGCCATGCAAGCTTTTTCTTGATAAAAGTGAAAATAAATTAAGGAAAGTCTCGGAACCCGCTTGTTTACTGGGATAGAGACGCAAAGTTTTTTTGAGATGCCTAGGAAAAACCCGCCAAGTAGGTAACAAAAGGTCGTGATAACGATCACTCAGGTATATATTGTGAGTGTTCTGTGGGCACACTTGCGGTGCATCTATTGAGTGCCTGTGTGTGTCCTGTGAGTGTCCGTGTGTGTCCTGTGTGTGGACATTGAGTGTGCGGTGAGTGGATGCTGAGTGGACGCTGAGTGTTACTAGATGAGAACACAAAAGCATACCATCTGACAGACAGGCAGGAAGGCCCAGAGACGGTCAGAAGGCAGTAGAAACACACTCATTGCACCCAGCAGGGCATCTATAATCCCCAGCAATCCCCTAGAATAAAAGAGGTACCCCCTGTGCAGTGACAAATTCGTGCCGCAGCGTGTGAAATGCGGGGTGCCAAGGGGGAAAATCAGCTCGACGATATAACGTATACCCTCTCACATTTTTATACCAAAACAAAGAGACACTCATAGGACACTCAGGGGGAGCAGTTTTTACCATCGTCTTAGGCTTTGAGTCTTGCTCAGGATACTCTACACATTCATAGAACCCCCTGAGAGCCCCTACAAGGCGTTTTGATAACCTACAAGGGTGTTACCCCTATGAAAGACCCCCAGAGGCAAACAAGGCTCTCTGAGGGTCACACACAAGTAGCATTTAAGCTACAACACACAAAACGGCCACAACTAGTGACCAACACACATAAACAAATAGTTACATAAATTCGTAGTCCTCGTCGTCGTCCTCGTCATCCTCCACGTCAACCCACTCAAAGTCATCGTCATCGGACGCTTGAAAGGTGTTCATAAAGGCTTCTTGGTATTTCACGGACTCTATTAGAAGACCTGTAGTGGCAAAGGGGTCACTCGAAGCAATGTTAAAGGTATAGGGTTCTTCCTCTGTCTGAACAATAAGAACATAGTTTCTGTAGTGCTCTCCGAGGAGTGCTTGTGCTTGTTCTAGAGGAGTCATATTTATTAGATGTATTTACCCTTGAGTTCTTCAATAATAAACAAAAGGGCTTTCCTGTGGTCTTGGAGGGCTTCTTCGTGAATCTCTAAGACTTCTGCGAGGATATTAATGTGTTCTTGGGATTTCCTCAGGGAGTCATTGAGCAGCCATAGGGCTACCGAGGAGGCTACCATAAAGGTAACTATTATTGTGTGTTTCATATGGGTAATACTGGTTGGTAGTTATCACCTGTCAAACACTTTTAATATACTTTTAAAGGAAACTCTTATTCTTCACATAAGGGACACTTTAAGGAGGGGAACCTATTACCAGAAACTAATTAACACTCTTTTTCAAAGGACACTAATAGTAAGGCATCTTATAGATATAATTTTAAAGAGATTGTTCCTTACCTGTCAAGGTTATAAAATTTTATTTATGATAGGGTCTTCCCTTCCCTTTCTCCTATACCGCATCCGATTAAAAGGTTATTGATAATCAGTTACTTAGGAAACGACTAGGCGACCTCTATTTTTTGTTACCAAGTAAGGGTGTTACTACCACCTTTGTTCTTATAATAAGCGTCCTGAAAGGATTGTAACTCCTTGTCTAACAGCTCTACTTTCCTCTCAGCCATCTTTACCTCTGCATCTTGAGCCATATGTTCCACCCAGTAAGCGACAGCGATACTGAGGGCATCTAAGCGGTCATCGTGAGTAATAGCTCCACGGTCTCTAGTAAGGCGAGACATCTGGTAGAACAGAGAGTACTTCAACTGGCTCTCATGGGGATACTTCTGGATAGTCTGGAAGTCATCCTTAACCACGTCAGGATCAACCACAAGCCTGTGACCCGCCATGACAGGCTCTAGGGTATCAATGATACGTTTCTCCTTCTGAGTGCTGTGCCTGACTTCCTCAATACTCACAGGGTAAATCCTATTCAGCACGGGCTTAATAAGCTCGTTGAACATACCGTCACCAAAGTTGGTCTCTGTAACAATGTAGTTCACCTTGTGCGTCTTAGCGAGCTCAGCAAGCTCCACTAGGGTGTCCTCGGAGTAACCACCCGAAAGACCACCAGCAGCGGGAACGTAGAGCGTCCCGTTAAGCATCTTACAGACAGCATAACCAGTTTCATCCTTACCTCGTCCAGCAGGGTCAATTGCAAGGACACTACCAGTGTACGGAACCATCTCACCGAGTGTTTTAAAGGGTCGGTAATACCTCTCACCAGCAAAGGCCACGTTAGGCACACTAGAGTCCCACTCAAGGGCTGGATCACGAGCCCACACATAGCGCTCTGGGGCAACCTCGTTGTCTATACTTGTTACTATCAGATCACTGATCTTCAGGGGGAACTTCTCGACGTCAGATAGCTTACTATCCAGCATGAACTGCATGGTATATCCAGCAGATCCATAAGAGATCTTTCGTTCTGCTAGGTCTACATCGGAGAACCGAAGCGGCTCTGTAGACTTGTTTTCCATCTCTGGGTCTACGCAGATGTTAGCTACGTTTCCGTCATAGATTTTCTCGTTGTGACTTTGTGTAATGTGTGTAGCTGGCCAAATCTTGCTCTTATAGCCACGTTCTTGGAGCTTCGTGTAGATACTATCGAATGTCTGAGGTGTTCCTAGAAACAGAACCTTAGAGGTATCGTCGGGCTTCAGGATAGCATCGAACTCTTTTACCTGTTCGCTAAGCTTCTCCCGCATGAGCATCGTAGCACTGTTGTTGGCTACCTCAATATCGTCAGCAACGATAATATCCGCACGAGAACCTGTAAGCTGCGAGGATATACCTAGGGACTTCACTGAGGGAGCGTGAGAGGCTGGCGCTGGGCCAACATCAAAAGAGATCTTAGACTGCCTTTGGTTGTCCTTAGGGCGCAAGTGGTGAAGTATCTCCATCTCGTTAATAAGACGAAGCGTGAAGGTAGAGAAGTCGTCACTACGGGTCTTACTAGCGGACACCACGAGGATATTTAGAGAGGGGTCTAGGAGTAACTGGTGAACCACATAAGCGGAACAGATCCAAGATTTACCACAGCCACGGAACGCTTGCACAATGGCACGTCTATCACCGTTCTGCATATACTCAGCAATATCATACTGAAGCGGAGTAGGGTCGGGCAGGTTTAACTGCTTCCAACATAGGAACAAGAAATTCTTAAAGTCCTTTAGCTGTGAGGGTATCTCCATATAGGTTACTTGTTATTACCTCGATTAGTCCTTTTCGACTGAATCCTTAGGTTACTCGTAGAGTTGTTCTTAGGGTTCCTATCCCTGTGATCAATGTCCTTACCAGCAAGCTTTGCTTTTCCGTGTTTCTTGACCATCAGACGCCTTGCGGCTTTCCTAGAGTCGTTCCTGCGACGTTGCTCAGGCTTCTTGTGGTAGCTCTCGTATTCTTTTTTGTAATCTCTAGCCATTATCGGGAAGCTACGCGGTCAACACCTTCATCATCAAAGGGAAGGATGCTGACTAGGTTAGCCATAGGGTTGTCGTTGGTTACTGTTGCGCTAATTTGGTTGTCCTTTAGGAGCTGACGGGCGGCATTGAGGTCGCTCGGAGACGCCTCACCGCTCTGGATGCGATTAATGAACTCATCAATCAGTAGGTCTTGGAGACCATATAGTTTTTCACTGCTATCACTCATAATTATTTTGTAAATTCCTTGTAGATTTTGATGCCCAGATAGAACATCGTTAAGACACCTACGCCTATAGCTACGGCTGTGTTAATATGGTCAAGGGTAAGGGTTCCGAGGATTCCACTGGTGGCTATAAAGGGGGTCACGTAAGGGTTTTCAGGTATCATTTTAGTTGTTGGTTAAGGGATTGAGGGGGTTAATTATATTATGCGAAAGCGCGGAAGACTAGCTTCCAGTTGGCTGGTGTTATATTAGCTACAGCGCTTCCATCCTTGTGGGAGATATAGACACTGGGTTTTTGAGTAAAACCTATAACCGTGCTGTTACTGTAAACTGAAATCTGTATGCCCGATGAGGTAACATCAACTTCATCATCTACTGCGTAGCCAAGGTCGGCTGTTTTACACCTAATAACAACTTGGAATATCTTAGGAACGCTCCCAAGACCATGAGAAACCTCTTCGTTTCCCACTGTTGTAGGCACGGTAATCTCAGAACTCTCAAAGGACTCTGTAAGAGCCACTGTAGAGGTAACACCATCAGTTCCATCAG